TTCGACCAATAGGAAAGTAAAGAAACTAGAAGAAGAAAGATCACGAAGTAGAAGTTTTGTCTAGAAGGAGGTGTAGAATGACCTACACATTTCATCTGCGGTGATGATTGGGACTAGACGCCCAGTTTCGGTTAAAACCGCCGCTTGGAGTTGTTGTTGTAGGGATGTGTCAGGTTCGGAAATGGCCAGTTCTCTCATTGCAGTGATAACATTATCTACTGTGGCAGAGATCAAATCTGGCGATTTGGTAACCCAATTGCACATCTCTAGGCTTGAGGCTGTCGCAAGAGGAGCACGGTAAATACCGTGAATCTTCTTGAAGCCTCTCTTGAGAAAATTGACTTCCTCTATTGGTCGAGCGTGTGTTTCCACACCATCCTTGGCTGCGGGAGTAAAAATCATCCCGATCTCTGCAAGGGCTCTACCAATATTGGCGGAAGTGAATTCAGGAAAGGAGTCTGACACGGAAAAGACCACGTCATCACCATGTGTGAGAGTTCGTACGTGTTGTAAAAACTCCCCAGGAGAGGAGAGAGGATAAATCCTCCGCCAGGCATAGAAAAACGCAACCAAATTAACGCCGCTGTTGATAGCTGTGGTGCCAATCATACCAGAAGGTAAACTACCCTCCGAACGGTACACGACACCCCTAGAGCTATGAAATGCATGAATGCAAAATTCAGCTAAGCGCTCACGGATCACGTCTTCCTCACCAGTTCCACCATTGAGGAGGTACCAGTTGCGGATGGATTTGTAAACGGGAAGCAGGAAGCCAGAGGGTTGCGTCGAATCAAAAGACGAATAATCGCCGTCATCGACTTTATTAGATACCTCATGAAGCCAATCTGCCATCCGTTGCCAATCGCCACTCATAGGGTTGACGCCCGAAGTGCACGTATTTCGCACTTGGTTGACAATTAAGTGTCCAAAGAAAGCTCCGTAGTACTTGCGCAATAGCAACATAAAAGCCAACGGGGATGCTGAAAACATCCTTGTCTTGACCTTGTCGGGTCGGTTTATGTCAGCCTTTTCCATTGCCACACGCTCGTCCTTAAGAGAATCCTTAAAAATAGGCACATCCTTGATGTTACCTGTTCTAAATTGATCTTCCAAGTCTGCGATCATCCGGACCAAGTCATCGGATGGAGTGTAGTCTTCGGCTATCCAGAGTTTCTTCCCAGAGGCTCCTTTCTCTAAACATAGAGGAAGTCCTGCAGAAGTTGAACGATCGACCGGTTCCAATCCAGGAATGTCTTTTCCAGAGATAGCCTCATCCAATGTAAGAGTTCGAGCAATAATCGGTTTACCTGCACAATAGCGAGTAAGCACCGATAGAGCTTCATTCTGAAATCTCTCATTGATAATTGGGCGCCTCTTCTGGAATCCTCGCACACCTCTCTCCATGGGATCCAAGTTCTCTGTAGAACGCAAGATGGATGGACGAGTAATAGGTGCTGAGACCATTCCATGAATGGCGGACCGTCGGTGTTTGGTGACGGTCGGCTCGAAAGGAGTTGGGATGATGGCCAAAGGCTCATCGATGTAAGGATGAGGATCCACTTCCATCTGGAAGCGCTGATCACTAATGACAACCTCTACCTCAAATTCGGATTTGCTCTCAAGATCTTGTAAGATCTCTTGAGTTACTACTACTGAGGTACCAGATCCAGTTGAATTACCCATCATGTGGAAGCCAAAAACCTTTCGGTTTCTAGTGGGATCCACAGCCAAGAAGGGAGAGCCACAATCACCAGCAATGGTGTGCATGTGGTCATACCCTATCGTGGCCCTTACAGGGGTGATGGTGCCGTCTGGGAGCTCAATGGCTCGATCATGGAGTTCTGGGTGAGGTCCGTTAATGACCAACGGTTCGCCCTCTCTTCGCGTAACGATACGACCGGCAGGTAGATACTGAAAATTCAGGTCTCCATCCACGGCAATCAAGTTTAGCACGTCTGAAAAGGGGGATAGCGTCTTAGGAAATTGGACTAAGGAAATGTCGAGCTGTGGATGTCTTACTATCTTAAGATCTTCAGCCTTGAAAATCATCTTTGATGAGCCACCGCCACTAAAATAACGGGTAACACACCAATCATGATCAGCCAACATGGCCAACGCATGAGAATTGATCCAGGCTTTACGTCCTTGATAGAAGAAGATCTTCGAGAGTTGGACTGAGGAGTTCTTTACAGTAACATCGCAGAGGTTCCGCAAAAGCTTCTTAGCTATTCCGTCTGAATTCTGATCACCAGATCCCTGATATGACTGTGCTTTACGCTCTAGTTTATCGACCATCTTATCTATGATGGGAGCGAGCAAGTCGGGGAAAGTTTTGGCGACCGAGAGAATCTCAGGATCGGCTTCAGAAACAAGGCATAGTTCTTCGATGGATGTCTGTCCAGATTCCACTAAATGTTCGAAATAGCGCTTCACTCTTGCCTTAACTGTTATTGAGGCGTCCTCATTGTGAGATGCTAGGCATAACTGCCAGTAAAGCTCCATAGCTTTCATAAGCACTCTCAAATTGTAGGAGGAAGGATCTGCTTTGTAAGCATCCCAGAGGTCAGCTCTAATGGCTAACATTTCTTGTTTTCCGGTCTTTATGACTTCAAGGTAACAATCTATGGTGGACTCCATTCGCATGGTCTTTCCCTTAGTGGCTGCTTGTCTGCCCAAGGCTTCGCGGCTTTCAGCTCGCATCGTGGAACCTTTTTGAGACTTCTGAACACCCATTGCATTCTTGGACTCATTAAAGATCAACACTTCTGCCTCATAATAGGAGTCGTCCTTTTCCAAATAAGGAGATAGGAGGTTCCAATATAACCATGCAAAAACACCTGTAGCGCCAGTCAAAATGGCGACTTTCAAGGCGCCTGCAAAGGTTGTGTCGGCAAGAGCTCGACCAAAAGATTGGAGAGTGGAGCTTCCGTATTGAAAGACTCGCACGAACTTCTTCCAAAGCAATGATGCTAGTGAGTCGATGTCTTCCTCCAC